CATGCAAAAACACAAAAAGCCACGCTCTCGCGTAACTTTTTTTCATGTATTATCAAATTTATCATGCTTTTTGCATTGTAAATGCGAACGTCCTTTATATGAACAAAAAAATACCAAGAATCAACAACCGCCAATTCTTGGTATCCTTATTCAAGTGACTCCCAGGGACATATTTTGCTTAAGTACAAATTAAGATTATTTCATTTTTACTTGATTATTGCAGTTTCTACCTATTATAGTAGAACCTAAAATCACACATTTCGTATTAAAGTTGCCCTCTTATTTTCCCTCTTAATAGGCCCCGGAGTTTTGACGCCCCGGGGCCTTAGTGATGCTGTTATGATAATCCCAGCAGCTTGCTCCAAGTCTTTGGTCCAACAATGCCATCCACAATGAGCCCCATTGCCCGCTGAAATGCCATAATTGCCGCTTTTGTCTTTACGCCAAAGACACCATCTACAGATCCACAATTGAAGCCAAGTGCATTTAGTTTTCTCTGCACCCATCTGGTAATATTACCCTGAGCCCCCTTCTTAAGCATGGGACATCCGGCCAAGGTGATCGGTCCCGGTATATTATCTACCTTCTGGGAAGAAAACCCCTGAACATTACACTCATTCTGTAGCTCTGCAATCTCCCCTGATACCTGCACCGGCTGTGAGGTTGTAACTGATACGCTGCCGCTTGCTCCAGCAATCTCCGCAAATGGGAACTTTGCGCCGGGGCAGGCAGTTGCGCATACATCTCTGTGGGCTTGCACTTTACTGACGCCGTACTTGCCTTTTAACCAGGCTACTAGCTCTTTCCCAGCCTGTTTCTGCACATCCGGCATAATTTCTACATCATAATCTCCTTCAAAGCAGATACCGATACTGTCAGAGTTGCTTCCAGATGCGTGGGCACCTACTGCCCCTTCAGGCCGTAACCTGTAAATCGACCCATCTTTTCTAACTTCAAAATGATATCCTGCTCCGGACCAGCCATTCTGTAAATGCAGTTGGTGGATCTGTTCCGGCGAGTATACACTAGCATCTGCATGATGCAGAATAAGACGGTTAGTCCTACTTCTGTAACTCAGGGACCTGAACTGTAAATTTGTTTCAATTATATTCATATTTTTCTCCTTCCTGTGCGACGTCGCATAAAGTAAAAAGAGGACGCTGTTACGCGCCCTCTGAATCATTATTCACGATACTGTCTGCCACCTGCAGACCTTTAGTTAATATGGCTGGAACATTATAGCCAGCCTCTACGAAATTCTCCAAAATAGATCTGATTTCATTGATAATAAGGGATGCTAGGACGAACCAGCCTAATAATGTTGTGATTCCCAGATTAACCCCTATCGCCTTTCCAATCTCAATAAAGACTGCACCAGCCCCGAACGCTACCATAATCATAATCCAGTATCCAAGTTTTTTAAGTACCCCCTGCCAGCCTTTCACAGAGTTCTCTTTTTTCGCCATCCGGCTCTTCATCCAGCCGGTAATCCAATCCGCCACATTAAGCAGCAAAAACGCCACGAACAAAATCCAGTGTTCTCCTAATATGTAAGAAAGCACAGCCACCACTGTCCCAGCAATTGCATTGTATCCATCAATGATTGCATCTGCATAATATATGTTCATTTTATTCATTTACCTCACTTCCTTTACTACCTGGAAGGACCTGTGTTAAAGCAGGTCCTATTCCATCAATTTTTCTGCCAGTTCTGGCACCTCCAGATCAATCAGGATCTGTTTCACCTGTTCCCTAATCGTATCTGGCACCTGGGCAATGGTCTTTTTGCCTTTCACAATCAGGGTAGCATAGATAACTGCCATCACTTCCACCTCCTTCCGAAAGACTATTTTGGAAATAAAAAACAGGACATCCTTAATCAATGTCCTGAATTCTCTGATCATCTGCATCACCCAGAAGTTGCTGAACCTCTTCCCTAATATTTCCCGGAACCTGATCAATGGTTTTCTCCCCTTTTCGGATTAAGTCCGCATATATCTTTGGCATATACGACATTTACTTCACCATCCCTTCATAAATCTCACAAATGGCCATCTGTAGATCAGTGATCTGTGTCACATTTGCTTCAACTGTTTTTTCCATCTCCACCGCCTTCTCTTCCGGAGTTTTTCCAGGCTTGTACATTACAATCCCATAAATTCCTCCAGTATACTCTTCTGTTCTATAAAACTCAGTATGACCTTCATACTCGGCAATAATCTGTCCTCTTTCTTTTACCTGAATCTTCTTGGTCTTTACCGGATCCTCGAAAGTGTGACGTAATTGCGAGGGATCAATTAAGGATAATACTGTCAAATAGTCACCTTCGCACCGTACCGCTTGTACGGACAATTCCGATGCGTCATTGAATATAATCTTCAAATCTTCTCCTTTCCGTGCGACGTCGCACATTATACTAAGAGCCGTTTGGCTCTGGTCAAAAAGTTGCTTTTGTTAACTAAATAGAAATTTTAAAGAATCCGTGTATGCGGATGGCTACATGGTTGTTGATATAGGTGCGTTGCCAAACAACTCAACAAAATCAGTCCCTACAAATATTCCGTCTTCATCTGAATACTGGATATCGGATGCCTGGTGCAAAAGCAGGACAACAGGGCAAGTCAACCCTATACCATACATAGATGCAAGTACGTGGAGTAATGCGATCGGAATTACTATATCAGCCAGTAAAAATATTGTCGTGACCACAAAATCAGACTGGTCAGCGTATTCTGGCAAGGCTGTAATAGCCTAAGTTTCAGTGGAACATCAAGGGCAAATCCGATTTATTCAATTGCAAATATCACATAATTGATGCGAATGCTTCCAGTTACATTCGGATACACATATACGTATAATCCATCGCCACTATAATACCGTGGGGAGTAATAGGAAGTTTGTGCCGCATTGGCGTCTCCGTTCATGACCATGCATATAAAATTACTTGCTGTTGGCGCTTTTCCAAGGATTTTTGTTAGAGATGCAGTGTCGTGCAACAACGCATATGCTTGGTTACACGCAGCTATTTTGGAGCCCACATAGATTCCTTTGATATTTGTCAATATCCCTAACACATTCGCAAAATTTCTATTTAGTGAATCAACGCTCATAAGAACATCAAACAGTGGTTTCACATTTGTTACAGATATTCCGTCGAGATATAATTCATACAACGGCCAATCCGCTGTTAAATCACCGCCTCGAATATCTCCTTCTAGGTGTTCCGGCCTAACCGGATTATTTTCAGATGGAATTCCTTTAACCAAAAAAGGAATTGCCGTCTCAATTCCAGTGTCAGCATTCTTGCTATATCTGATTACGACAAGATCTATTCTTTTTTCACCTTGAGTCCCATTCTCAATCGTAATTTCATCAGTCTGACCTTTTGCAATAGATACCTGTCTACCTTGCATGCATCCGCATCCATCCTTTATTTTAAGAAGGTTATTAGTTACCAGTTCAACTTCAAATTGTGCACCGACCGGAAGTACGTAAGAATCAGATCCTACTATTCCACGGTTTAAATCTGCACAATTTTCGGCAGTAACATGCGGCTTTCCTGCATATCCAGTATTTAATTGCATATTATACATCTTTAATCATCTCCTTTAAGTTTGTAATCTACCGTTTCTTTTTCATTATCAATCTTGAGAATTTTTCGAACAATTGGTTTTTGTACGGATATTCCAGTTACATAATCCCTGCCTGAAACAATATCTCCAACCTCAAGCGAGATATCATCAACACTGACTTCACACTCTTTATAATCCATAAGTTCCCTTAATCGTTTTATCCCATCTTCCTGTAATTTAGATTCATCCTCTACGCTAGAATAATCATATACTGCCGCACGATGATCCAGACCCTTATAATGCTGTGTTTGTCCTATTGTTCCATCTTCCTGGACATAGAGGTTAAGGACCGTACGGTTTTTCAATTCGCCTTTCCCTAAGCAGATCAGGTGGTTAATACCTCTACGATAATCCCTTACCTCGAAGTGTACTTTGCAATCCTGAGAAAATTCTGTTCTATCCACATAATTTCCTACGGGTACTGCCTGTAATTGTACATATCCAGGCTGTCCCGGATCACCTTGCATGTATTTGATGTCTAAGCGGTGATTACTGCTGTATAGCAATTTTTCAATTCCTGACAGCAGTGTGCAATAGCGTTCAAATTGATAATTTTGTACGGTTACTCCCGTGCTAGTTATCGGAACAAAAAACAGACTTCCATATCTGTTTCCCATCAAAGTTCTGATTATAGTATTCAGTTCTCCGCTTATCGTATAATAATCCTGTCCCGTTGGAGGCACAATAATTTCTTGGGCCAACAGCCCTCTCCATGTATCTCCTGCAAGCACTACCGTTCCGCTTTTGGTTCGTGTCTGAATATCTCCAATAATTCCGCCATACTCGGTATTTGGAATAAATATCTGTGTCCCAAATCCCAGACGATCAGTATGCCATCCTTCAAGCGGAATAGTAATCTCAAAGTCATTTGTATCTCCTACATCAAGATCTAATTCCTTCCCATCATTCCAAAATCCTATTTCTTTCCCGCCTGGTGATGCAATAATTAATTCCATTTTGGCTCACCTCTTTCATAAAATATCACGATATCAAAGCCAAAAGATCCGTCCCACGACACAAGGCTGCTCCCCTTTGGAATTTTTTCGAAGATAGACACTTTTTTGTTCCTGTTATCAAACTCGTCTACAGCAGATCCATTATTTCGTATTCGGTTTACTGAACCGTCTCGTGAATCAATTATCATGTACTCTCCGACATCAAGTTTCGTAGCAACCTCGTAAGCATGATTCGCTATTATAATCCGCGGATTCATGCAGGGTCCATATACAAGCATACGGAAATGGCAGGCCGCATCGCCAGCATTGTTAATATATCCCACTCCTGCAACACCACCCAAAAAATCGAACGGATAATCAAATGGATAATCCAGATATTCTGCCCTGCTTTGATCGGAAATCGCTTTTCGATACTGGTTCTCTTCTTCACGTATCCACATAGGATATTCAGTAACCAGAGTCACATCATTATCTAGATAACTTGCATCAGGCTCCCACTCAGATTTTTTAGAAATTATGAAGTAGCACCTCATATACATGTCCCCAACATATAACCTTCCAGGGCTACCGTGTAGTACATCATATTCCGTAATATCATGGAACCTATCAACAGCAGCCTCAAATTCTTCATTCCCATAATTGATAATGCTTAAGGTAAGGCTACGCTCCTCCAAATCCTTCCGGAATGTAGTAATCCTACTTCCGCCTGATCCCAAGTTAATATAATCATAATTCCAGTTTGTATCGAAAATCTCGCCAGTCTGAAGCAGATAGGGAGGCGCAAGCAGATTCAGTCTTATTCCTGCGCTATTTTCATAATAGATATCTTTCATTGATTTGACACCTCCCTGATCAGCCTGAATATTTCTCTTTCTCTGGCATATATTCCCATTCCATCCATTGCTTTAGAGATCTCATCTGATGCAGATTTTGCGAATTCACTTGCCAGCCTTTTTATATCTTCTTCGGATAGGCTAATACTAGTATCTGCATCCCGTTCCTTCCAAGCCAGGTTTTCTTTAGCCGCCACCGAAGCCGTCATATTGCTGGCAACTTTGGCCTGCTTATCGTCCACAGCCATATATACGCTCGCCATCATCTCAGGGATATCTATATCACGCATCCTTTCAGCCAGACCATCCATGCTTAATGCATCAAGAGTGTTTCCGGCCAAATCTTCTGCTGCAGATACTGCTTTCTTTTCTCCGTCAGCAATTCCAATTTGAAATCCTTGAGAGAAGTACTTTCCTGACTTCTTTGCTTTTTTTGATGGAGACCGCTCATCCAGAGCCTTCCTAAGCGCGTTATATGCGCTGATTGCAAGGTTTGCAGCCGCATCTGCGGCATCCTTGAGCCATGCTCCAATTCCACGGACAAATCCAGACCCAAAATCAGATCCGGGACTATACCCATCCTTGGATCCCGCGCCGGATGATGCATTGTTTGCAAGATGCTTTCCATTCGTATTTGCTTCACCAGATTTGCTTCCTACCCCCAACGCATAAAGCGCGCCAAAAATACCGCCCGTACTTGTAGGATCCACCGATCCTGCTCCTGATTTCGCACTATTGGATAGTCCCTGTCCTTTTCCAAATAATGTCCCAATCATGCTTCCAATTCCGCCACTGAACAGCCCTCCGAAAATACCGCCTGTTCCTGAAGGGTCCACTGATCCCGCACCTGAATTTGCAGCATCCGCGTTAGCCTTTCCTGCACTCCTTGATGCTTCCTGCTTGGATGACACTCCGGATCCAAAGAATGACATGATGCTTGATCCAGCATCGTGCAGAGTCTGCCCAAGGCTAGAATCTGAGAATTTTCCAACAAATGACGATATGAACTCTCCTGCCTTTGTAAGTACGCTTTCTTTACCGGCGTCAACGCCATTAGCAGCGCCTTCCATT